AGTCTGCTTTGTTTGGTGTGGAGTTTGGCTCGCACACTACAAGTAAGCACATAGTATCATCTCCCTAAGCGTTAGCAGTTATCTTGTTGTTGATGTCTACTGATTGTATCTTGTCCAACCTAGAGTATAGGTCGGGGTAGAGTCCATTGTTGGACACTACATAGTCAGCGAACCACTCCCAAGATAATGCGCCAAGTTTGACGTCATCTAGTCGTAGCTCCCTAGTGTATTCTACCATGGCTTGTGCTAAGTCTAGGGCACTTAACACGCCACTTGCTTTCATTGTGCCTCTGAAGAAGCGCAATTCTATGGTGTTCTTGTTCTGCGTATTGACCGCTGAGTATCGCTCCGTGCTGTGTCGGTCGGGGTTGCCGACCTTGTGCTTGATAGAGAATACTGGGCGGTCATACTCATCAAATGTGTACACATCATTAAACCTTGCGAAGCGTGACTTACGACCCGCAAACTTCATCATGTGTGGTGCGTTGTGGTACACAAAGGCTATGAACCTATGCAAGTGTGCGCCACTACTAAATCCGTCTCGGCTTAGGTGTATGTGCAGACCACATGTGTCTGTATCCCACGACCTAGCCTCATAGTCCTTGCGTAGTTTCTCTATGGTGTTCCATAGTGTTGCACTATTCTCGCGGTACTCTTGGTGTGTATGTGGGTGAGTTACTATCTCGAACCCGTTGCTGATACTGCCGTCATGCTTAAGGTATGCAGTACCTTGCAAGGCGCGAGAGGCAAACTGTGCCCCGCTATCTACGCGTGGCAACTCTGTCTCTAGCTCGAAGCCGAGATACATGTTGCGCTTGCTCGTACCCTTAAAGATAGGTACTGGCTTGCATGAGTAGTCGTGGATAGTACCACTACTACGATAAGCACGACAACACTTACCTTCTACTGTATTGCCATCATTACAATCGCAAGGGTAGTCATTGTGGTATGACTCGTCACAGTCATCACACCAATAGCAGTTATCAGAGAAGCAACGCTCACAAAATGGCGTATCGCCAACATAAGTCGTACTCTCTGATGATGACTCGCTACAATTATCACAGTAGTAACTGTAATTCTCGTAGCAATGCTCACACCATGACTCGTTATCTACTGTGTGCGTGTCATCATTACGAACCCCGTCATTACAGCGTTCGCATTGTGTCGCGCAACCCCAACAGTACCACTCGTCAGCAACAAACTCACGACCTTGACTACTAACAGCATAGACACTCTCACACTCAAAGCATAAGAACGCACAATCTGTACAGTAGGCATGCTCGTTGATGATTAGCTCATCTCCGTCATCTATCGTGTTACTGCACTCAGTACACACTCTAGCCTCTATCGTTACCTCGTCCATGTATCTCACCCCCTTTCGTTGTATAGTCGTAGTATAGCATGGCGTTAAGCCTTTGTCAATTCTTTCGCGTTGTCAATTATAGCGTCTGCTATCTTGGAGCGCAAGGTCTGAACCTCTAGTACTAGGCTAGGGAAGTCGTTGCGCTTATGGCTATCCTCTTGATGGCGTAGTGCCATGCGGATAACCTCGACCTCACGTTGTGTAAGGTCTAGCAATAGGTTATCGTGCGTCATAGTAGCCTTCGTATCTGCGTAGTCTACGCTCTAATACATAGACTCTACGGAAAGCTACCAATAGTACCATGTTCACCGATAGCAAGGCTATCATTACCGCGAACATGTCACTAGTAGATAGTGTCATGTCTAACCTCTCTCTAGTATGATAGGCGTAGCCTACCATAGACTCAACGCTTTGTCAAGTCTACACGCTTTGGGCGTGTCGTGCCACGCTAGGTCGTGAACCTGTGTAGCCTATAGCTAGGCGTGGCGTAATTCTAGTCGTTCGCGTCTATGTGGACGCTTGGGAGCGTGGCGCGGAACTCGCGTTCGCGTTCGCTAAGTGCTAGGGCGCGGGCTAGGCGTTCCTGTTCTTGGTCGCTAAGGGTTGGTAGTACGCGCTCAACCTTTGGTCGGTTGGTCGTGACGGCATGGCGTGTGCGCTTAATGCGTACGGCTTTGCCATGCTTTGTGTCGGTAAGTCGTGCCCCGATAGTGCCCAAGCGTCTATCAGACGCATGAACCTTGCGTGGCGTGACTACGATACTACCCAAACCCCCGTAAGGGTTATAGGTCAAGGGTCTATCCTCTCATGCTTAGCTAGGGTATCTCCCTAGTCTAGTGGGTATTTAGGTCGTGAGCCTATTGTAGCCTATGCTAATACCCTTTGTCAAGTTAGGTTAAATTGTGTCGTGATACCCACCCCCGCGGGGCTGTTACTAGGTAACTAGTCGAGACTATCTAACCTTTATTGACTTGTCAAGTTAGGGACGCTCCCGACTTGTCGGGGTTCTAACTTGTTAAGGGATACTTTACACTATCCCCTAGCCTTTGTCAAGTCTTGCGACTTGTCGGGCGTGTCGTTCTTTGTGACCCTTTGGGGGGTTAGCCCCCTATCCGATTACAAGACAAAGACTACACGCTCACTCCCCCTTTGTCAAGTCGAATTAGGGCTAATTAGGTAACAGTTAGGTAACGTTTAGCTGAGAGTTTCCTGAGAGAAGTCTGAGAGTCTAGTGTGACGTGGCTCACACCTAGTTAGCTCCTGAGAATTTGCTGAGAGTTATCTGAGAATTATTATAGCCCCCGAAAACTGAGAATTAACTGAGAACCCGCTGAGAATAGATAGGTCGGTGGATAGTCGGTAAGTAGATAAATACTTATAGCGACTTATAGACTTATCTCTTTATCGATTTGTCGACAATTTATGACCCCACATGCTTAAAAATAGGTTCGAGGGGGGATTATAGTATCCCAACAAAAATTTCTGTTATATAATTACCCCCCTCTCACTATAGGTCAGATACCCCTAATTATAGCCCTGACCAGGGCTTTTGAAAATATATTACATTTGGTTGTTCGGTTTTACGATTTGAACAGGTTATCTTATATGTATAGAAATACATATACGGAGTCGCTCCGTTTAAGACTCCGCGACTCCTATATATTATATAATATTATATATAATGGGGAAGTTCTGCCGTTAATCGGCTAGCGTTAAATGACTGTAAATGATGGGGACAACTGATGGGTAGAAAACCTGGGATTCAGAATATCCCTAAGCGCGAGGCGCAAGAAAAGGCCTTGCAGCAACTGAGTCAGGGTAGCACTATTACCCAGGCTATGGCCTCCGTGGGCCGCTCAGACGTGGCCTTCCGCCAATGGTGTGCAACTGACCCTGAGTTCAAAGAACGTGCCGAGGCTGCTCGCCTCGAGGGTAAGGGCATTAAGACTGACCTAAAGGAGCTGGGAGATATTTCCTTCCCCGACTTCTCTGAGCAGTTCCTAGACACCAAACTTTTTGACCATCACCTTGACTGGGTAGACTTAATTGAGGGCCGTGAGCCCCGCTGGTTAGACCCAGCCATGACATACGAGCCAGGTGCTGCCAACCGTGTACTGATTAACGTACCACCTGAGCACGCCAAGTCCACAGTCATTACGACTAACTACGTCGTCTACAAGATTGTGACTAACCCCAACGCCCGCGTCATCATTGTATCTAAGACGCAGGGTATGGCCCGCAAGTTTCTTGGGGCGATTAAGACAAGACTTTCCCACCCAGCCTACACCAAGTTACAGGTGGCCTTCGGCCCCAACGGTGGCTATAAGGCAGACTCAACACAATGGTCTGCTGACATGATTTATCTGGGTACAGGACGCGACTCTGGCGAGAAAGACCCAACGGTCCAGGCCCTAGGTATGGGCTCACAGATTTACGGTGCTCGCGCTGACCTGATTATTATCGACGATGCTGTGATGGGCTCAAACGCTCACGAGTGGGAAAAGCAGCTCGAGTGGATTCAAAAGGAAGTTATTACCCGCCTTGGGCGACATGGTAAATTAATTATCGTTGGCACTCGAGTTGCACCAATTGACCTCTATAAGATGCTGCGTGACCCCCAGCAATGGTCTGGTGGCAAATCGCCCTTTACTTACTTTGCAATGCCTGCCGTACTCCAGTTTGACGAGAAGCCTGATAACTGGAAGACGCTGTGGCCTAAGACCACACTGCAGGAAAACGAGATTGATGAACCCGATGAAAATGGTTTATATCCTAAGTGGGACGGACCCTCGCTCTTTACGCGCCGCTCTGAAGTTGCGCCATCTGTCTGGGCTATGGTCTACCAACAAGAAGACGTCCAGTCCGATTCTATATTCGCGCCAACAGCAATTGCAGGATGTGTTAACGGTATGCGAAAGCGTGGACCGCTTAAACCAGGTGCTCCAGGGCACCCGTCCAGAGCAGGCTCGACCTACACAGTAATTGGCTTTGACCCTGCCGTATCTGGTCGTTCAGCATTTGTAGCCGTAACTCTTAACCGCGACGATAGTACAATCTACGTACTTGACTGCGTCAACATGGCAGACCCTACTCCTCAAAAGGAAAACGCTCTGATTCGTGAGTGGGTCGAGAAGTATAGCCCTCAAGAGTTTCGTGTGGAAATTAACGCACACCAGAAGTACTACGCCATGGACACTGACCTGCGTAACTACCTGGCTAGTTATGGCTGCCAGTTAAACTCACACTTTACTGGTAAGAACAAGTGGGACACATCTTTCGGTGTAGCATCTATGGCTAGCCTTTTCGGTACTATCCATGATGGTCGCTACCAAGACAATGGTCTAATCGAACTACCAAGCAATGAAGGCTCAGAGGGACTTAAGTCTCTTGTGCAGCAACTCATTACCTGGAAGCCAGATACTAAGAACCCAACTGACTGCGTGATGGCTTTATGGTTTGCTATCATTCGTATCCGTGAATTGATGCAACAAAGCAGTAGGGTTGGTCAGTTCCAAAATAATCGCTGGGCAACCAGAAGTCAAAAACAACAACGCATGTCATTGAACTTAGATGAAGCATTCGCTGAACAATGGCAAGACACTTATAGTTAGGATATAAAATGCCAGTACCAGTAGCAGCAGCCGTAATTGGCGCAACCATGGGCGTAGTAGGTGGGCGCTTAGTTAAGAAGCAACTTGAGACACATAACAAGTTGGAAAAACTAAACAAAAATACTTCACGTAGCGAAGGTGGCATCAAAGGCCGCGGTGGAGCAAACGTAAGTCAAGTTTACAAATAATTTTTTTAATTCTACGTTAGGACAACAATGGCATTATCAATCGAACAAGTTGCGGCAAGAGTCGAGAACCTCCGCTTCCGCAACGCTGAACGCGACGGTCGCAACCTCGACGTTCTTTCGGTCCGCCAAGGAAATATTGCATCTGTCTATCCTGACTTTTTTCCAGACGGCGTAGATGCTAACGTAGTTGCAAACTTTATTGACGTTGTCGCAAGCGATTTGTCAGAAGTTATGGCACCACTGCCTGCGGTCAACTGTTCAGCAGCTAACTCTGTTTCAGACAGAGCGCGTTCATTTGCTGACAAGCGCACACGTATTGCCTCTAATTACTTTTCACACTCTGACCTTGCAGTACATATGTACCAAGGTGCAGACTGGTATATCACTTACGGTTTCCTCCCATTCTTTATTGAATTGGATGAGGAAGCAAAGTTGCCGCGCATCCGCCTAGAAAACCCACTGGGGTCTTACCCAGAATTCGACCGCTACGGACGTTGCATTGCCTTTGCAAAACGCTA